GTGGACATAGCCAGTGATGTACTGTCAGATATGTTCCGACAACAGGTAGGAGAAGAGGTAGCTAACCTTGGCTTTGAATACGTCAATGGTGAACATGCATCCCTTGAACCTCTACGTGCTATCCTTGAGAACTACAATGAAGACTTCACACCTAACCTATCCGTTGAGTGGGCTGACATTGATATGGATGCGCTGCTTAAGAAGTGTGACCTTGAGGCTCAGTGGACATTCAACCTACCTACATTGGCACGTAGGGTGGAGGGAATCAATGGTGGTCACCTTATTATGATAGGTGCTAGACCTGAGACAGGTAAGACTTCAAGCCATGCGTCATTCATTGCTGGCCCTAAAGGTTTTGCAGAGCAGGGCGCACAGTGCTTAGTCTTATGTAATGAAGAGGCAGTACATAGGGTAGCAGCACGTTACCTCAATGCATCCACAGGTATGACACTAAATCAGATACGTGACAATCCTTCGGCAGCTACAGCTAAGTACCAGCGTATCAAGGATAATGTTAAGTTCATTGATGCCACAGGTAAGGACATGACATGGGTAGAGTCTGTCGTTAAATCTTATACACCTGATGTTGTTATACTAGACATGGGTGATAAGTTTGCTAGGCTTAATGGTGCTGCCCGTGAGGACATGATGCTCAAGTCAAACGCTATCTATGCCAGAGACATTGCCAAGCAGTATGGGTGTGCCGTGTTCTATATGTCACAGCTAAGTGCAGAGGCAGAGGGTAAGGTTAATCTTAATCAATCTATGATGGAAGGTTCAAAGACAGGCAAGGCATCTGAGGCTGACCTCATGTTATTGATTGCTAAGAATCCTCTACTTGGGGAAGATGATACCTCGGAAGATCCCATGCGCCACATCAACATAACCAAGAACAAACTAACAGGATGGCATGGCAAGGTGACTTGCATGTTAGACGGGAGGATTGCAAGGTATGGTGTTTGATCAAATAGAATTATTTATTGAGGACATAGAACTATACGCTGCACACCCTGCATGTGAGGACACAAAGGTATGCTCCAAGTGTAATCATACTCTACCTGTGACAGACTTCAGCCCAGTAGGTAAGGGAGGTTATGTACGGCATGAGTGTAGAGCCTGTAGTAATGAGTTAACTAGAGTGCGTAAAGGGCTTAAGGAATTACATGGTCAGCCACCTGAGGGGTACGAATGTCCAGTGTGCTTATGTGATGAAGAGAGGGCTGCTACTGGTGGGCCTAGTAACTCCGCTTGGGTTCTTGACCATGACCATGAGACAGATGATTTCAGGGGCTGGCTATGCCATAGGTGCAACAGAGCATTAGGTTGTTTCCATGATGACGTTGCACGAATGAAGAGAGCAATTAAATATTTAAGGGGTAAGCTATGATTACTGTATTGGATGTAGAGAACACCACCTGTAAGAGAGATGGCAAGCAGCACTTTGACCCCTTTGAGTCAGAGAACGAGTTGGTTATGATAGGTATGCTATCTGAGAGTATGCGTTATTACTCGGATGAAACTGTAGTTACCTTCACTCATTCGGATGAACCACCCACTTGTAATGGCAATATAATAACGCAGAACATATTAGATGCCACCACCCTACTGGTCTGTCACAATGCAGTGCATGACCTTACGTGGATATGGGAATGTGGATTCAGGTATGACGGAAAGATATACGACACTATGTTAGGTGAGTACATACTTAACAAGGGTGTCAAGTCTCCTCTTAACTTAGGCTTTGTATCTGCACAGTATGAACTGGAAGAGCAGAAGCTTGATACTATGTCCGACTACTGGAAGTCTGGTACATCTACAAAGGACATTCCCTTTGATGAACTGGACGAGTACCTACGCTACGACTTGCGCTCTACTCTTGGTGTCTACAAGAAACAGATGGCAAGGTTTGCCAATGACGAGAACAGTAGTATGCAGTCTGTACTAGATCTTACTATGGATACTTGCTATGAACTGGCACTGATCTATAAGCGAGGCATCAAGGTAGACATGGTAGAGTTGAACAAAGTAAAGACTGAGTTTGAAGAAGAGAGGGCTGAACTATCAGAGGAACTAAATGAGTTCGTAGCTGAGCTGATGGGTGATGCACCACTAAACATTAACTCACCAGAGCAGCTATCCGCATTGGTGTTCTCCCGTAAGCCTGTAGATAAGAAGTTGTGGGCCTTGAGTGTTAACGTATTCATGTCTGACTCTGCATTCAAGGATGCTATGAAGTCTCAGTGTGGCCCTGTCTATAAGACTAAGGCTAGCAAGTGTGTCATATGCAATGGCACTGGCATGGTTCAGCATCTTACTAAGAAGGGTACACCCCGTAAGAACAAGAACATCTGCAAGGCTTGTGATCGTAAGGGGTATATACTAAAGAACACTAAAGAACTGGCTGGCCTTAAGTTCACACCACCCAAGGCTACATGGGCTAGTGCTAGTGGCTTCAGTACAGGTAAGGGAATCCTTGAGACACTTGAGGCTACAGCTAGAGGCAAGGGCATGGAGCGTGAGGGTAACTTCTTAAAGAAGCTGCGTAGACTTAACGCTATTGAATCATACCTATCCTCCTTTGTAGGTGGCATAGAGAAGTACACCAAGGCAGATGGTATGCTGCATGTACAGCTAACTCAGCACATTACATCTACAGCTAGGCTGTCAGGTCGTAACCCTAACATGCAGAACATGCCAAGGGGTGGTACTTTCCCTGTTAAGCGTGTGTTCATATCACGATGGAAGGGTGGCAAGATAATGGAGGCTGACTTTGGGCAGCTAGAGTTTCGTGTAGCTGCGTACCTATCTCAGGATAAGGTAGCTATCAAGGAAGTCATTGAAGGATTTGATGTACACCAATACACGGCAGACATTATAACTAATGCAGGACAGGCAACAGGCAGACAGAATGCTAAGATGCATACCTTTGCCCCGTTGTATGGAGCATCAGGCTATGGGCGTACACCAGCAGAGGCAGAGTATTATACTCACTTCATGCATAAGTATCAGGGTATATGTGATTGGCATAAGCGTTTAGCAACAGAGGCTTTGTCAGAGAGGAAGATTACAACACCTTCAGGTAGGCAGTTTGCTTTTCCTGATGTGTCAAGAAGGCGTGATGGTACAGTAACTAACTTTACCATGATAAAAAACTATCCAGTTCAGTCATTTGCTACGGCAGATATAGTGCCAGTTGCACTGCTGATGATGGAGGAAACGATGAAAGAGAGAGGTCTAATATCTTGCATAGTTAATACAGTTCATGATAGTATGGTGATAGATGTACACCCTGACGAGCAGACAGAAATGTTGGCAGTAGTAACTGAAGTAGAGAGTAAGTTAGTAAGCACAGTAAATAAGCTGTGGGATATTGATTTCAACTTACCTCTATCACTAGAAGCTAAGATGGGTAACAACTGGTTAGATCAAGTAGATTGCTAATAGCAAAGAGGAATATAGTATGAGTGAAGTAGCTTTAAATCAAGTAAGTCAAGAAGAGTTAATGCGCCTAACAGGTATGTCTAACATGTCAAAGGGGGGTGGTTCTAAGAACAAGCTGCCCCGTCTACGTATGTGGCATACCCCGTTGATGGGTGTCGTTGATATTGATGGCAAGAAGAAAAAGATGGAGGTAGTAGAGGCAGGTCAGTATCGTTTGGAAATGCCAGACGGATCATTTGCGTATGCACCAGAGGCTAACCTAGCCCTCTTCGTTAAGAGTCTTATGTACAAGCGTTACATATCTGACCCTGCTAACAGCCGCTATGTTAAGACTTTAATGAATGATGATCTTAACGCAGACTTAAAGGACACTGATGGTGGCTTCAACTGCGGCAAGCCTAATGGTTTCATTGAGGATTGGAACTCAGTACCACAGGAAACTAAGGATCTTATCAAGTCCGTTAAGCGTGTACGTGTATTGTTTGGCGAGATTGATATGGTCGGGGCAGTCAATGAGAAGGGTGACCCTATTGATGTACCTACTACACCATTTATCTGGGAGGTAGATAATCGTGAGGCATTCAAGACCTTTGAGGAAATGTTTAAACGACTATTTGATAAAGGCCGTTCGTTTGTTCAGCATAGTATTAATGTGAAGGGACTAGAACGCAAGATGAATAATGGTCAGTCCTACTTTGTACCTGAGGTAGACGTTGATTGGGCATCCGACTTACCTATTACAGAGCATCTTATGCAGATGTTCCGTGACAGTAATGAATGGATAACCCAGTACAATGACTACATCAACTCAGAGTTCACTGCCAAAGCGGTAGAGACTTTGAACAGTGCAGATGAAAGTCTAGTTAATGAGTTTATAGATGTGGAGTAAGCATGAACATACACGAATTAATGGTACAAAAATATCTTAATAGTGTAGTGGCAGGAGAGGGTGGCATGAGCCGCCCTGTTCTTGACTTCATGGTTAACGATGTTAAATTAGCGTTAGAAAAGCAACTCGTAGACAAGCGTAACCCAGACTTTAGGTTGCGTATGTCAAACATAGGTCGTTCTTATTGCCAGCTTTGGTTTGATAAGAACCAGCCAACAGATGCTTTACCTTTTCCAAACAGCTTCTTGATTAACATGATCCTCGGTGATCTTGTTGAAGCGATCATGAAAGGTATCCTCACTGAGGCTGGTGTAATATGGCAGGATGGTGAACACTTAAAGCTTAACTTAGGTAAGCATGTTATCAATGGTACGCCTGACCTTATCATTGATGGTGCTGTATGGGATATTAAATCCTGTAGTCCGTGGGCTTATGCAAACAAGTGGATAGACTTTGCTACTGTTAAGGATCATGACTCCTTTGGTTATGTAGGACAGCTAGTAGGGTACAGTAAGGCGTTAGACTTAGACGCAGGTGGTTGGATAGTTATCAACAAAGCAAATGGTCAGTTCAAGTTTATAACTGCTGACGGCATTGATATGCAAGCGGAGTTAGATATACTAGAGGCTAAGGCTAATCGTATAGTAGATGATGCAGACTTTGAAAGATGTTATGAACCTATCAAAGAAACATTCCGTAAGGTAGAGACAGGTAACCTAAAGCTAGGTATTGAGTGCGGCTTCTGCCAGCACAAGTACAAGTGTTGGGAGACTTTAGTAGAACGCCCATCCATACCATCTAAGGCTAAGGTTCCTGCAATGGTTAACTACATTCACATAGTAGAGGAAGCAGCATGATTGACATGACGGAGAATGACTTCGGTGTATTAGTACGTCCTACAGAAGGTACGGAGGATGATGAATCCTACGGCACTATGGAAGTTTCTGTGTTCAGTAACCTCATGCCTAATATATCGGATGATACCCACGCTAGATACATGTTCTTAGCATATAAGATGGCTGCGTTACTCTCATTCTGTAATGATAACCCTGACTTTGATGATATGCTAGAAGAATACACTCACAACTTAATAGAGGAAGAGGGCTTGGGTACTTCAGTATTAGAAGAGGAAGAGAAACCTTTTACTGATGCTAGAGCTAAAGTAACCAGCACGATTGGTAATGTTATAACACTTAACTTTAACACTAAATGTGAGGGGGAAGGGTAATGAATGTAGTACCAGAGTTAACCGCTAGCTTAGATGATGCACTAGAGGATTTAGTTAATCATCCCAACCACTATAAGTCGGAGGGAGTTAGTGGAGTAGAATGCATTGACGCTATACAGTCAGCATTAAGTGCAGAAGAGTTTCAAGGTTTCTGCAAAGGCAACATAATCAAGTACACATGGAGGGCTAACAAGAAGCAGGATGCACGTACTAACCTAGAGAAGTGCCGTTGGTATATCAATAAGCTACTGGATAACCTAGTATGAGATACCCTATTAAGAAGGAGAAGAAACCTAAGCACCGCAAGGTAACGCCTAGCATACTAGGTAAAACATGCGGCATTAAATGTAAGGTCATACCACCAGAACCTTACCAATCATGGAGTGATTACCTTGCCATGAATCGTGACCAGCCTAAGCCTTACCGATCATGGTTAGAGTTTAGGTTGTTTGCTGATGGCCCTATGAAGGATA